CCCATAACCATCCGGTCCATAGATCCTCAACGTTGGGTGTATGTGCGCGAGCACACGTTCCGCCATCTCAGGATCATGATGCCTAACAAAGAAGTTATGCATCTTGAAGAGCTCCATTCCCGTTATCACTTTCTTGTGATAATAGGGCCGGATATCAATTCCACGAAGGAAATCGCCTCCACAAGACTCCCTAAAGGAGCCAGTCCAGTAACTCTTCTTTCGATTTATTTCGAAACCGCACACTTCAAGAAGCCGCATCACGCGGTTGACAGAGTGTGTGCCTACGATGATGTCGTCTCCGTAAACGGAGGCGAAACCATCTTCAGCAGCCGAAGAAGCTAGAGCCCAGAAGATTAGGGTCTCTAGGGGAAAGGTATAACCATTCCCCATGCTGGAGAACTTTTCAAGGTCGATGCACTCTGCATCGAGAATAACCTTGTCTGACCGACAGGAATTGAGCATGAAAGCCCACTCCCAAGGCAGAAGTTCGTGGACAATCTCGGAGGAGATTGTATCAGAGGCTGAAGACAGGTCCAGGGTGCCAAGCTCCCCAGTTAACGACCCTTCTTTCGCAAGAGATTTGTTAATCTCTTGGTTCCGAATGTCGATACCAAATGCGTGCAAACGCTTAGCCATGTAATCGCCTAAAGCTAGCTGAATCATTGTGTTCAGACTTGGCTCTTTTACGATCGACCGATGCGTCTTCGCATTCTTCGGGACGAACTCTACTACCCCATCATTGATCATGACGGGGCAGCGCTCAACCACCTCTACCAACTCGCGCAAGGGGACCTCACGGTCGATCCTCGCGATCACTGACTCCCAGTGTTTGATACACTCCAGAATTTCCTGACGTTCAGCTTTAGTGCTGCCATCAAGGTTCTGAAGCAGACCATTCACTTCCATCTGCGCCTCATGCCTTTCGGTCATAAGGTTTGCATATGGATCGGGATCGGCTACGTTGTGTAGAGACGAAAGTTGAGGCATCTCCTCTAGAAGTACGCGTGCGTACGGAAGGAGAGATTCGCTACAGGAAACACCAGCTTGTAGTTTTTCTACTACGCTAGCATTTTTCTTCTTGGTAAGGGTCGTTGCACCCGGGCCGAAGCGTAGCTTTAGGTCTCGAACGTGCGGGAGCTTCCCCAAGACTCGTGCTATTTTATGTTGAGCGCGGCGAAGTGCCGCGTCAACCCAGGGCTCAAAGTTAAAGAGCCCTGCGCGACGTAGTCGGAAAATCTCATTCGTTGACTGGCAGGCTAGTTCGGCTTGCTTGAACTTGACTTTAGCCACTTCCCGGGGATCAATCCCCGGCAAAACGAGATAATCGCACTTCTGGAAGAAGGCGAGTGCTTGACGGCAGTTAGCCGCTTCGGCGATCGTAAGAGTGTCATAGTCCAGCTCAAACTCACAGATCGAAAGGAAATCATCACAGACAATGAAGTATGCGATAACGATCCCCTGATCCCCTCCACGGAGGGCATGAGCAAGTGCGAGTTCCCTGATGATGGCAAGTGATTCATCTGGCGAACTCTCATCAGTCCAACATGCTTTAAGCATTTTCATTACTCCTGTTATAACAGTAGAGAAAGGACAGCCCAATTAAGGGCAACCATTACGCCCCGATTAAAGGGCGGAAGACGTCCGAACTAACTCAGTTCGGGAAGACCAAGCGTACTTGTGCATCATAGATAGGCCCAGCCGCGATCGCGACTTGGGTAACCGTCGTATTTGCCAAGATATTCTTGAAAATGGACTTCACGTTTTGCCGGCCTTGAGCCAGCGAGCGCGAGTGGACCCATTGAACGCCCTCATAGGAGTCTACATACGCCACCTTAGGCGCTGCAGTGTAACCTGAGAGATTTTGGCCAGAAACACTTTCCATTACAGGAAGGTTGACCTTCAAACCAATCCGTACCATCCCAGAGTTCGCCTTACGGCGGCTCAGGACCAGGGACCCTTGTGCATACTCTGGAACACCGACGGTCTTTTCTTGCCAGCTGGCAATAAGATCGCTACCGGTGTATTCCACGTGGTCAGCAACAAAAGTGTGTTGTACAGGAGTGGACTCGCCATCGAAGGCGATGATATCTGCTAATGCAGCCATTTTGATTCCTAAAGAAAGGAGTTACATAAAACGGAATGAACCTGCATCCCCGGCCTTAAGCTGGGAACGAAGCTGACGTCGCGTTGGATTTAGGTCCAGCGCTTTGTCGAGCAACTTGTCATCCGCGGACTTCAACGGTCCCCTTGCCACTTGCGCAAGAAGAGCCAAGGCATTTATACAATGCCGAACTGAGAACACCTTCTCCAGTGGTTTAACCACCGGTTTTGGCACGCTCAGGGATGTCGATACGACCCTTTCAAGGTTCGTGTATCGAAGATACGCTCCTTTAGTGTCACCTTCCATGTGAGACACGTAGCCTGGGACACGCTCGTAAGTTTTACCAAACGAGATATCCTTGGCTTCGCAGCTCAATTTGGAAGTAATGATGAATTTCCCAGATAGGCTAGAGGCAAAGGCCCTAGCTTCTAACCAGGATCCGATGGGTACGACATAGTCGACTAACATCGAGAAAGGCGTTAACTCCCAAGCAACGACCTCCGGGTCAAGAAGACCCAGCATCTTCGGAATACTTTCCGGCTCAGAGAGAATGGCTATGATCTGTTTAGAACGGATCCAGCCACCGGCCATTGTCGCGGTTGAGAACACGTGAGGCGCCTTCTTTGAAGACGCAACGCGAACCCTTCTGCTAAATGGTACGTTCAGGGAATGAGCAAGAAGCTCGGCTCCTGAGCGCATGTCCTGTACAAGGGGCATCCAGCCCCAAGACAGCGCCAACCAATTGTTTGACAATTGGTCAACAACCCCTCGTCTAACGTTCACTCGGTTGAGTGGACCCCGATAGAGAGGTTTACCGTTCTTCAACAATGTACGGGTAGCCGTATATACATCCCCTTTCCGAAGGGATCTTAACGAACTAGCAATTGTCAAAGCAGCGTCTCCGATCATGGCAAGAGTTTCATGGCCTTCGCCAAGAAAGTTACCCATGTTAAAGTCGGAGCCGCGAACCTTCGTTTTCAAGCGGTTGATGAGGTTTATATCATCGTTGGCATCAAAGCTGACCCCTGAGGATCCGCTAAAACCGCCACCACCTGGTGCGAAGTAACCGCCGAAAAGGCGGAATGGGGTAACCCCATTGTAAGTTCTGGTACCACCGTAATCCCCGACGAGAGTCAGGTCACACGATGGATGGAACTCATTATGGGCGGACATAGTATAGGGATGATCCTCCAGCCTTCTGGACCTTTTAGGAGGTCTTGTCGAGCTGTAAAAGTATCGTTCCCTACCCCGATGATCGTGATATCGGATTGCGACGCCGTCAGCCAGGTCTCGTTCGAGCCTCTCCCTTGCAGGAGAGTCCGTTCCAGACCAAGTTCGCGAACGCCATGAGCCGATAGGATTCGTGCCACCGTAGTAGCCAGAATCGTACCACGCCTGTGGTACAGTGTGATCAAAGGTTTCAGTACCTGTCGTCATACGTTTACCCCCTCCCGGGCGAGAGCCCAAGAGAGTAGCCGGCGTTAGCCGGACTACTAGAAAGATCTTCGACTATCCTAGTCACCTTGAAGCAGCTCGCACAGAGACATAAAAGCCTCCATGCAAGCACGCTCCGAACCGGAACCAGTCTGCAAAAGTTTGTATTCAGCTACAAACGTACGAAACGCCTCCAATACTGAAGGCGCGTAGAAGTCGACAGCGATGTCGGAATCTACAATACGTTTGACACTCTCGATCGCCAACACCGCATCATCACTGATTTTGGTGTTAGGGTTCACGAGTTTATCCACTTCTGTGGATAGTGAGCTGCGATACCGCGTTTCTGCGTCACCGACCGCGAGGCCGATGAGCATAGCAACGGTAATCGGGTCGAATTGCGCCGAGAAGGCGCGACCGGCCGAACTTCTGAGATTGATTTCCATGATGGGCTCCAAGGTAAGGATAGG